CGCGAGCTTCGTCTATCCAGAAAATAAAGGAGATGTTTTGAATGCCCTTGAACAAGCATTACGACCTCATAGGAAAACACGCGTTCCTAAGTCCAAGTAAATATCATTGGCTTAATTACGATAAGCCAACGCTGTTTCAGAGCTATGACAATGCGATGGCTGCCGCCCGTGGAACAAAGCTGCACGCCATGGCGAAAGATTTGATCGATGAGCACATTAAGCTTCGTGGCAACTCAACGACACTTGCAGCTTATGTAAATGATGCCATTGGATATGGAATGACACCAGAGCAACCTCTATTTTTTTCAGAAAACTGCTTCGGTACTGCTGATGCGATTTTATATAAACCTGGAATTTTGAGAATTCACGACCTGAAGACCGGAACAACGCAGGCACATATGGAACAGCTCGAAATATATGCAGCATTATTTTTTTCTGAGTATGAACGCATTTTTGGCGCTAATCCTGGAAATACAAAGGTCGAACTGGCGATCTATCAGAATGATGATGTGATCGATGCACATCCAGATCGCGAAAGAATCGAAGAAGTAATGTATAAAATTCGAGAAAAAGATAGTTGGCTCGAAGAAATGAAAGGTGAGGTTGACTGATGTTTTTCCCATTTTTGGAGCACTATGGAACAGGTCACGAAGGTCATGTACCGCATTCTGGAAGATTTCCATGGATGAGCGGAGAAAAATGGCGTAAAAGGCCCGGTGATTGGGTTAAGAATGCTCTCGATCAAGAAAAGTATTTTCGTGAGCACCCGGAAGCAAAAGATGATCCAGAGCTGTACAAAAAATACGGAATAAAGTCTGACGATTCGGTTGAAGTCGCAACCGCAAAGCTTCTTAGCTTATCAAGCGGTGAATATCGTGCGCTTAAATCGATTCGCAAGCAAGAGCAGAAGCTGATTGATATCCGTAAGGCAGTTGAAATGCAGGACAACGGAGCTTCTGTTGCCGACATTTCAAAAGAGCTCGGTTTACCATGGTCAACCGTTAAGACATATTTGAAGCCAGGTGCAATGGTTTCCGCGAGCAAAACGAGAACCATTGCGGATGGCTTGCTGAAAGAGCTTAATGAGAAGAAGTATCTTGATGTTGGTGAAGGCGTTGAGCGTCAACTAGGAATAAGCGAAGAACAATTGTTCAAAGCTTTGATGATGCTCCAAGATGACGGATACAAAGTGTTTTCTGATAAAAACGGAGAGTTCGATCCTGACTACAAATCGATTCGCGTTCGGCAGGCCACGAATCCAGATGCTAAAACTACGTTTATGGTTTTAACCGAACCCGATGTTTCAAGAGAAGAACTTTGGGAAAACCGTGAAAAAATCGTGAGCCCAGATGGCATTCGCTTTGAAGATTACGGTAGTGAGTTAAGAACCAGAGAACCGATCAAATGCATTGATTCTGATCGTATTATGGTTCGATACGCAGAAGACCATGGAACTGACAAAGATGGAGTGATCGAGCTTCGCCCAGGTGTTGAAGACTTGTCACTCGGTGGCAGAACTTATGCCCAAGTCAGAATCGGAGTTGACGGAACACACTATTTAAAAGGCATGGCCGTTTACGGGTATGATATGCCGGAAGGTGTTGACGTTATCTTCAATACCAACAAACACGAAGGCACTCCGATGTGCGGGCCTGAAGGAAACACAGTTCTAAAGATTTTGAAAAATGATCCGAATAACCCGTTCGGATCAAATACGACACAATGGGACTATATTGGGGCAGATGGTGCTGAATCTCAGTCTCCAATTGAAATTGTAAACGAAGACAAAGACTGGGCGAAATGGAAAAAGTCGCTTCCATCTCAGGTCCTTTCGAAGCAGCCAGTCGAACTTGCAGTAAGACAATTGGATCTTGCTTATCAGCAAAAAGAACAGGAACTTCAAGAAATCTTGGCAATCAATAATCCGACTGTCAGAAAGCAAATGCTTGCCGAGTTTTCCGATTCGTGTGATAGAGATTCTGTTGAACTAAAAGCTGCCGCACTTCCAAGGCAAGCAACAAAGGTTTTGCTTCCGGTTACATCACTTAAAGAAGATGAAATCTATGCTCCGGATTATGAGCCAGGAGAATCAGTTGCACTGATTCGTTTCCCGCATGCCGGAACATTTGAAATCGCAAAGTGCCGAGTAAACAATAACAATGAAGAAGCAAAAACAGTTCTTGGAACTCATCCGGCGCATGCTGTTGGTGTCAATCCGGCAGTGAGTGGAATACTTTCTGGCGCCGATTTCGATGGCGACACCGTGCTCGTTATTCCGACAGCTGGTCAGAATTTGAGAATTGATCCGCCGCTTGAAGGCCTGAAAGGATTTGACCCGAAAGAAACGTATCGCAAATCCGCAGATGCTCAGAAAACCGGAGATGGCGACGGCTTTATTAAAGGTCGAATGATGGGCGACATCACAAACTTGATCACGGACATGACAATGATGGCCGCAAGCAAAGCTGGTGGTCTGAACGAAAACGATCTAAGCGAGATCACAAGAGCCGTTCGTCATTCGATGGTTGTTATCGATGCCGAAAAGCATAATCTCGATTGGAAAAAGTCGTATGAAGATAACCAAATCGCCGAACTGAAGATTAAGTACCAGGGCGGGGTAAGAAAAGGAGCAGCCACTCTGATATCAAGAGCCGGCGGAGAAGGCAGTGTTCCTGAAAGAGAAGAAATTAATCAGCTCTGGAAAATGACGGATGAGGAAAAAGAACGGTGGAAGAATGGCGAAAAGATTTACCATGAAACCGGTCATACATATGTTAAGAAAGACAAAGATGGAAATATTGTAACCGATCGATATGGCAATCCAAAGATGGTGCAGAATGTTACTAAGGGGGATAAGCTTGCACTGGTATCAGATGCTTATGAGTTAGCATCTCCGTATCTTATGGACACCGTATATGCAGAGCACTCAAACAAGCTAAAAGCACTTGCCAATCGGGCACGAAAAGAAGAACGCTCTACCCCGAACATGAAGCTGAATAAAGAAGCTTCTAAAGTTTATGAAGAAGAAGTGAACTCTCTTAAGACTAAACTGAATGAAGCTGCCCTTAATGCCCCGAGAGAAAGACAAGCTCAAGCCATTGCCAACAAAGCAGTAGCCGAAGCTATCAAGAAAGATCCTAGTCTGGCCAGAAAGAACGATAAGGACGCCGCCGATAAGTTAAAGAAACGTCGTGCTAGGGAAATAGAAAGCGCCCGTGCCCTAACGGGGGCTAAGAGAAAACCATTGGACATTACAGAAAAAGAATGGCAAGCAATTGAAGCTGGCGCAATTACGGACAATGCTTTGAAGGGTATCTTAAGATACGCGGATAAGACCCAGGTAAAGAAACTGGCGAGCGGAAGATCAACGCCAGCCTTGAACGCCGCTAAAGAGGCCCGTGCACGATCTCTCTTGAACGCCGGATGGACCCAGAAGGATGTTGCAGAGGAACTCGGTGTCTCGATTTCTACTTTAAGAAGACAACTCAATAACTTTAATGGGATTGGAGGTGCATAATAGACCATGGCCCGCGTAATGCTATCTACCCTAGATAACCCCTATGACCCCTTCAAGCAGTATGACTTATGGTCTAGCTACGACGAGAAGTTTGGCGGCTATTATTCTGCTTCTTTGCTCGCTCGTTTTGCGCCTGTTTCTCCTGATGAAACTCGTGCTGAGTCTGAGCGAATTACCGAAAGTGCAATTGATCGAATAGTTTCTATGGATTTACCAATCTTTAATCCTGCTACCGGCAAGCGCACTCAGTACATTAAAGTGGCATCGACTAGATAGATGTGATCGAATTGCTTGTGTCATTATCGTTTTGCGTGTTGCTCATTTAGCATTTGATTGCTTTTTACTTTTTAGTTTTATTTCAAATCTTTTAGTTTGAAATATTATTGAACAACATTCAGCAATTGCTTAATGATTGCGATAGCACTATTGGCACAACGGTTTGCTGGCTTTGTCTGTCGAAAAGTATTTAATTTGTTTTTGTTTTAATTAATAATTTCCAGAAAAAATGCTTTTAATTATTGTTTTTCGTTTGAAAAAGCGTCAAACGGCACACAAAAAGCATTTTTTCTGGACCCCCGAGGGGGGTCTTTTGGAATGGCACCCCCTCTACATCGCGCCGGTTCCTAAAATTTGCCCCGGAGGGACAATTTGATATTTGGTTTTGATGTTTTTTACGTGTGTATGGATTCTTCGTGTGTTCTATCCTCCTTTATAGAACGATCTGGCCAAATGCCGGGATTCTCCTTTCAAGCTCTCTGACTTGTGGTTCTCTGATCTCCTGTCATCCCTCCACATTTCCTTCACCATCCATACACACCTAAAAGGCATCAAGGCACATACGTAGCAAAGAATGGAGGTGAACTGCTGCGTGGCATCTAAGAAAAAAGAAGTTGCAGACAATTTTTCAGATATTCGATTTCCGCCAGCAGGATCGCCGGAAGAACGCGAGAATCAACTAATTGCACTCGTATATGATGCTGTAGAAGAACGAATACGAAATGGCACGGCGTCATCTGCAGAATACGTCCATTTCTTAAAGGCTGGATCGATAAAACAACGCGAGGAAATGGAGAAGCTTCAGAAGGAAAACGAACTACTTCGAGCGAAAACAGAAGCTATTGACTCGGAAAAGACGAGAGAAGACCTGTATCGTAAGGCGATCGCCGCAATGCGTTCTTACACGATTCCTACGGAGGAAGAGTATGAAGATCCGTACCTATACTGAACTCATTAAACTTCCTACATTTAAGGAGCGTTACGAATATTTGCGAATCGGCGGAACAGTTGGCCATGAAACGTTCGGAAAAGAGCGCTGGCTAAATCAGAAGTTTTATACATCAACAGAATGGCGAAACTTCAGACGCGAGATCATTATTCGAGATGGAGGATTCGATCTGGCATGTAGCGAACGCCCATTTGAGCCTGGAGAAAAGATATACATACATCATATGAATCCAATAGAACTCGAAGACGTTGCTAATTTCTCTGATGTTCTAATGGATCCTGAATTAGTCGTATGCACTTCGTTCACAACGCACCAGGCAATACACTTTGGCGACATATCGCTCCTCGGTATTGAAGAACCAATCGAAAGAACGCTGTATGATACTTGTCCATGGAGGCTATAGAAATGGCTGTAGAAACATCTATTCTTAGAACGATTAGACGAATGATCGGGCCGAGTGAAGACTATGAGTACTTTGACACGGATTTGATCATACACATTAATTCTGCATTTTCAAGACTCTGTCAGCTTGGCGTCGGCCCGGAAATGCCATTTCATGTAACTGGCGAGGACGAAGTCTGGTCCGACTTCATTGACGACGGGTATCAAGAGGATGTAAAGCAGTTTGTCTATTTGTTTGTAAAGGTAATATTCGATCCACCTGCAAGTGCAACTGTTCTTACTGCATATAAGGAACAGATACAGAAGCTTGAATGGCTTCTCATGGAAACCGCGAAACACGGGTACTGATACTCGTCCGCAAAAATGAAAGGCTGATGAGAATTCAAAATGGCTTTTCAATTTTATAACCCAAATCCGAAAGGACGATTTGTCGGTGATTGTACCATACGTGCAATCTGTAAACTTACAAATCAGGATTGGGATCATGTGTATGCCGCCACGTCATTTCAGGGATTTCTGGCAAAAGACATGCCTTCCGGAAATGCGACCTGGGGAGCGTATTTGGCCAGACTTGGCTACATAAGAAAATTCATACCAGACAGCTATCTCGGACGATACACGGTGAAGGACTTTTGTCATGATCATCCGGATGGCTGTTATTTATTAGTATTGGACCAGCATGTCGTTACCGTGGAGGGCGGTGATTACTATGATACATGGGATTCTGGAAATGAAATGCCATCGTATTATTGGACGAAAGGAGATCAATAAATGAGCAATTTCGGAGTTAATCCAACACCAGCAATCGGAACAAGCACAGGAGCATTTCAACAGCCGGTTCTTCCTACGCCAGTGCCATCTTCCGGTTTAAGAAGTACCGTTCAGAATCCTGGTACAAATCCGGTTCTGAATGCGGCGGCAGGACCCAAATGCAATATTGTGTGGGTAAACGGCATGGACGAAGTTCTAGCGCATCCGACATCGCCTAGCGAAGAGATGTATTTTCAGGACAATAACAATCCGATTATTTATCGTCGTGAGACGGACGCAAATGGCAACATTAAGAATCCAATTCACGCACTTCACTATACTGTTGAGGAAGTTCCGTTTGGCCCGGAAGCTCAGTTTGTCACAAAAGATGAGCATAAACAGCTATATGAATTGGTTGAGAAACTTACTCATACGGTTGACGGAATGAACGGAAAGCTCGAGCAGCTTCTGAATGGCTAAAGGAGAACTGTAAGATGAATCCGTTCTTTAATTCTCATCAGCAGAATCAGCAGCAGGGTTTTGGATCGAACTTCGACTTGAATACTGCACTGCAGAATCTTGCAAGACAGATTGCTCCTACTGGAATGAGTCCTGAACAAATCGTTCGACAGAAAATTCAAAATGGGGAAATGACACAAGAGCAATTTAATCAGTTTGCGAGTATCGCAGATCGACTGACCGGCAGAAAACGCTAGGTCAGTTTTTATTTATTCGATGTTCACCTCCAAACCTATCTGCAGTACGGCGAGGATCTGAATAAATACATTTTTAGGAGGAATGAGACAATGTCTTATTCTGAAAATGGTAACGGAACAAACTTCACGATGCCCGTTCAGCCTTATGGTGGTAACGGCGGTTGGGGAAACGGTAGTTTCTTCGGCGACGGCGCCTGGTGGCTGATCATTCTGCTTCTGTTTGCCAATAACGGCTGGGGTAACGGCTTTGGCTTTGGCGGCGGAATGGGCGGCATGCTTCCGTTCATGATGGGCAATCAGCAGAACACGGATGTTCAGCGTGGATTCGATCAGTCGGCCATTATGGGCGCATTGAACGGAATTACCGGCTCTCTGAACGCCGGATTCGCGAATGCCGAAATTTCCCGTTGCAACGGGCAGGCAAATGTACTTCAGACTCTGAACAACAATCAGTCTGCTACCATGCAGGGTATGAACACGCTGGCCGCAGGCCTTCAGAACTGCTGTTGCGAGAATCGCGCCGGTCTTGCCGACCTCAAGTATACGGTGGCTACCGAGAACTGCGCTGACCGCACGGCTATGAATGAAGGCTTTACTAACATGCTCATGGCGAACAATGCCAATACCCAGGCCATTGTGAACGCTACGAATGCCGGTATTCAGACTGTTATGGATAAGATCTGCCAGCTTGAGCTTGCGGGCAAGGATCAGCAGATCGCGAATCTCACAGCTGCGCTTAATGACGCCAATCGCCGTGCGGAATCCAAGGACGAGATTGCTCAGATTCTGGCCGGTCAGCGGGCTCTTGCAAACGAAGTTGAGCAGTATGTCCTGCCGACTCCGCGCCCCGCGTATATGGTCCAGAATCCTAACTGCTGCACACAGAATCCTAACTGCTGCGCACAGAATACAGGCTGCGGCTGCATGGGTTAAGGAGGTGCCGAGATGGCTGAATGGACTAGTGTTGCCGTTCAGACGGTCAACCCCGGTGAGGCCA